AAGAGCCATTAGCTTCTTATCATTGATACCAATTAAAGCATGTGTTGATGCCCAATGTGATCTCCAGTTATGTACTGTGAATCTTTTTGTACCACCAAAGGCTCTTTGGACAGCTTGTGTATGAGTTTTGTCCAGAGGTTTAGTGTTTCTATTTGTGAGATATGAGAAAGGCTTGAGCTTTGTTGAGAGAAATACTGGACCTGATCGTTCTCTGTTGATACCACGTAGGCTTTCGTAAATCCTGTCATGCATTGGGATAGACCTAAAATCACCGTTCTTGGTTTTCCAGAATATGATTCGGCGTTTATCCATATCAACGTTTTCCCATAATAGGCTAACGGCTTCACCAACCCTAGCTCCAGTATAGCAAAGGAAAATGATAAGTGGTTTGAGAATGGGGTTAAACTCATTGATTAAGGCTTCCTGTTCTAGATATGTAAGGAATACGGGTTTTTTCTTTTCTACTTTTCTTTGGTAGATTTTGGGAAGTGTAATATTTTGCCCATCTCCAATTTGCTGGAGTCCGTATTTTCTGATTGATTGGAGTTGGTTTCGGATTCTATTGTAATATCCAGGTTTGATTCTTGGCTTAGTTCGATCAAGTATGGAAACGAACATTCCATTGTTAATGTCAACAAGGCTGGTACTCCCGAAATGCTTATTGAGAAATCGTATTCTTCCTTGCTCTGAGTCATCGATGTACTCTTTTGAATTAACGTAATCAATCGTAGCATCTCTAAAGCTATAGTTTGGGGAGTGTCCCTTTCCATAATATTTGTCTAGTACTTCTTTATGGATTTTAAGTGCAGTAAGTTCTGCTTCTTTGATGTCAGAAGTTCCTGAAGATTGTCTGACTCTGAAAGTCCCATTGGGTAACTGTATTGTTCCCTTGATTTGGAAGTACGGACTGTCTTTTCTTTTTCTAACCTGAAGCAATGTTCCCTGCCCTTCAAGAAGTTTTCGAAATCAGTTTCTTTAATTAGCCAATTACCACTATCTAAGATTATTGGCACAGTCGATTTTCTAAGTAAAGCTTTCCAGCGATTTAAGTTCCCATTTGTAGAACTTAAACCACAGAAAGTTTCTAGGAGATATGCTAATGGATAGCGTTTCTCCATTTAAGCAGCTTTTGCTTTGAGCTGATTAAGATATTGCTTGTAATGACCTTGTAGCTTTGACACAACTTTGTTGTCTAACTTAGCTATTGTAGGTGCTTCATCTTTCCAAGCAGAGATAAGCTGATCTTTATCTTTACAACTTGCTAATGCAGAATCTATACGTTGATAATGCTCATGATCTTGCTGATCCTTTGTAGCTTTTTTGATCTCATACTCTTTATCCATGACTGGTAGATCCTCACCAGCATATATAGAAGTGCCTAGTCCGTGATAAGCCAAGCATTTAACAAGACCTCTTTGCAAAGCCGTGTTGACCTGGAAGGAAGTTGCAGCTTTTAGTGGCTCGTTCCTGTTGCCTAATACTGGATAGATTTCTGACTGAACAATACCATCTATTGTCACAGATACAGATACATAAGTAAATGTAAGTGAGTCACGCATGAAAGGTAATACATTGTTTTGATTGTCATTGAATGTATGCTTTTCAAATGTCGCAGTTGGGTAATGTTGCTTGACTAAAGCCCATGCCCAAGCCCACGATACGTAGCTGAACTGACCTTTCTTTTCTATGTGATTAGACACGTCGATTTCTGACAATGTTTCCCATACCGATTTAGCTGAGTTTTTTGTAGCCATTATTTTTCTTCCTTTTTTGGTTGATGTTTAAGTGTGATAGTATTGGTCTTGCTACGAGATACGATTATCTTGTCGCCTTGTAGATTACCTGACAAATCCAAGACCATCTTGCGACAATTTGCAGGTAAATAATGTTTGATTTCTGTTTTAGCAACGTCAGCTATCTTGTTGGCTTTTGAAGCTTCTATGATGTCTTGAGCATTAAGATTCATTTCTGATTGCATCTTAGTGTCCCAACATTCTAAGTCAGACATATTGATTGTAATTTGATCTGTCCAATCGACTGGTGGAAGCATCTGAAAGGCATCAGGCATAATGTCTTTTGTGTACCAAAGCCAAAACTGTTTGCATTGATCTAGATACATTTTTAGCCATGCATCATCTCTTTGTAATTTTCTGTATTCCATACGACAATGAACACCGAAAAACACAACAATATAGCAATGGTCTTTGGCTCTTGTATGCATATGATGTTGACATTGTGGAGCATAAAGATCACATAACTCGTCCATAGACATAAAGCCAAAATGAGTTTTAGCTTCTATAGGATTGCCATCTGAGGCAATAGCATCATAGGTTGAGTGAATAGGAACACCTTCATGATCTATAGTTTTACCTGATCCTCTGCCACCTACTTTGAGGTCTGTGATCTGTGCAAAATTATCTAATACAAACGGCTCCAGATAACTACCTGTGTCAAATAGGAACTGTAGTTGTTTGGTAACAAGACGTTCTTGCTCACCTTTCTTTTCTGATATTAGCTTCGCCCATTCATCGAATGAACCATTGGCTATAATCTTAGCTTCTGATGAGCCTATAAAGTTTTTACGTTCACTAAGCTGCTTTTGTGTGAGTGCCATGATCTTTACCTTCCTGATATTGTCTGTCTAAGTCGTTAGCTAACCAATTCTCCTGGGCATAAGGACTATTGCGACCTTGCCAAGATAGTTTTGCTACTTCTAAGAACAGCTCCATGTTAAATTTACTATTACGTGATTTGGCTTTTACAGCCTTTGCAAAGTCTTCCATGTCTGATTGATGAATCATTGGAGCAATTTCCTCTGCAAACCACTTGAAGTCTTTTCTAGTCATTCTATACATTTTACACCTCTATTAACTGGTTATCTAGTCACTATAATTAAATTTTTTTACACAGTACGGATTAATTGAACAACAACTCCCATTATATCAACTAAGCCTATATCAATTTCCTTTTGGCTTTTATCTGATGATCTAGGCAATAAATAAGGAGTTCTGTATTCCATAATCTGTATTTTATTTTTATACTGTATAAGAACAGTCTTGCCATTTGTTGGTTTGATGTCAGGGTTAACGACTATTGTATCTCCTACATAATACCCAGCTAAGTCCATAGTCTTCCATTGAACAGGAATAGCAAAGGCTCTAGGAGAAATATCTTCTGTAGTAACTATTGTTTTATTTGTTTCCATTAATACACCTTTTTTAAATACCATTACTGGTATGTTTTTAAGCTTGGAAACGAGAACTTTTGGACTAACATTAGGATAAGATTTACTAGTCAATGCTAATTTAGATATTACTGTTTGTGATAAGCACCAGGGTTTTTCTGCTATAAACCTTTGTAGAGTAGACGGAGCTACTCCACTATCCATAGCCCATTTTCTAGCACTCCAGCCCTTGGCTTTAAGTGTCATAGTAACCCAGTCATGTACTATCTCAATAGTATCTGAGATTGTTATCTCCTATGCTGTTCCTTTGCTTCTTCGTTTCCTAGAAGTGTCTAGAATAAAAGAAGATACATTATCATCAATACCACTTAAGTTAGCATTGCTACTACTATTAAATTGTGATTTTTCTTTCATGATTGTTATTGGTACTTTCATTTGTCTAAAATAATCGTAGGCTTTAGCAACTAATCCTATGATATGTTCTTCATACCACTGAAACCATTCATCATTTATATGTAAAATTTCTTGTGATGGGTGTAAATAATATTTTTGGGAATCACAACCAGTACCTTTTTCTTTATAAAGCCAGCCTTCTGCTTCCCAGTCTTTAACCATTTCATCTATTGCTTTACGACTAACACCTAATTCACTGCATATTAAAGCAGCAGTAATGTCTCTTTCAGCATAAAAGGAATGAACAATCCATGTAGCAAAATTATATCTTGCTCTTGTTGAATTAACATAAGCAAGCCATTTATGGTTTTTTCTATTGTTTTGAACTTGTGTCTGTAACATTTTACATTTTAATACAGTAGCCCTCAACATTTTAAGTTCTGTTGGATAGGTTTTGTAATCAAATTCGTTAAATGTCATGGAAATGCACCTCCAGTAATTATTAACTAGTTTAGTTTAGTTACTTAGTCATATAAGTCAAGTGGTATTGATAAGTGACTAGATAACTAGTCATATTCACATTGTGAGGTGTGATATGAACAAAGAACAACTATGGATTCAAAACCTAATAAATCAGTTCACCTCCCGAAGATATGAACTAAACATTTCACAGAATGAATTAGATCATATAATAGGGTGTGCCACTGGTCTTGTGGCGAAATGGGAAACTGGAAACAGAAAGCCAACGGCATTTAATTTGTATTGTTGGGCTGAAGCTCTCAACTGTAAAATTAATGTGGAGGCGATAAATGATAATAGCAGGAATTGATCCAGGGTTATCAGGTGGTTTGTGTTTCTTTGATAATGAAACTAAAACAATCCATGCTGAAAAAGCACCTATCTATCAACTAAAGACTAAAACTAAAACTAAAAGATTCTTAGATATGTGGACGTTAATGTCTATGTTAGACGATCACAATCCAGATCATGTCTTTATAGAAAAACAACAAGCCATGCCACAACAAGGACTGGTAAGTACATTTGCTACTGGTATGGGTTATGGTGTTTATCTTGGATTACTAGTAGCTGGTGGCTACAGTTACACAGAAGTGCAATCTAGAGTCTGGAAAAAAGACCTAAAATGTACTGCTGATAAAGACCAATCTAGAATGAGAGCATCTGAGTTAATGCCCAATGGAAGCCATCTCTGGCAACAGAAAAACCAAGATGGTCTAGCTGAAGCCAGTTTGATAGCCTATTGGGGAATCTATAAAAGTAACTAACAGAGTGAGCATGATGATCTGTCTGATCCCACTCTGTTAGCTAAGTCGGCATTAGGTTATACTTATGCCTACCATGGTTCTATTTGACAGTATCAAGAAACTTAATAGGATCGAATACAGCACCATCTTTAAAGGCACTTACAAGCTTCTCTATCACTAGTTTCTTGTTGTCGTGAGGTAATAGCTTACATTTGACTTTATGTGCAAGTAAACGAAGCTGAGTTATTTTATATTTATTGAGCCATTCTTCCGTTGGTTTAAACCAGTCTTTGGCAACAGATATATTGTAGAGGTCTTTGTGCGACTTGAAGGTCTCACTTTGATCCATCGAAGCCACAATCCCTTTATAAAGTATAGAGTGGAGACGATCTGTTGTTTGACGTAAGAAAAATCGTAAAGTATCGCACTTATTAGCTTTACAATATTTAGACATTTCTTCAAAAAGATCATTATAGTAACCATTATCTTCTCCTTGTATTGTAAATCTAATGCTAGTGTAATGCTCAATAGGTAATGTGTCTGTGACAGAGTATCTAGGTACAATTTGATTACACAACATAGCTAATGTAAAATGTTGTTGAGATGATTCTAATTTATCTTTGAGACTCACACTTTGATCAAACATTTCAGAACGTAAATAATCATAATACATTTCATGAGTCATTTCACGTTGTGGGTTAGACATATCTGCTAGTGTAAGCTCAGGTATCTCTCCTGATTCAATAGCATCTAGTTCCTTCTTAGACATTTCTATTTTGCTTTTGTATTTCTGAACCCAGAAGTTACCTTTGTATGGTTGATACGTAATAACAACATTAATATCTTTTGGGTCTATTTCTTCTTTTTCTATGTCATATTTATATACTTGAACAAGGTTTTTGATTAAGCCTTTGACCTCCGATGGGTGGCAGTCAATAACAGTACAATCTTTGAATTTCTTGTTGTAATATTTGGCTTTTTCATCGACATACTCTTGTTGTAAAGCAAGAAACTTATCCATGTTAGCAACATACTGACCATCGTCAAACAAGTCACCAGCAAACTCTATATTCTTGTAAAGCTTGTGTTTAGGATCGATAATAACACGTGACTTAGATATTTTTACATTACCTATAGAATACTTAATGTTGTCATAGTCATAACGACCATTGCAATCTGCAAATATTTTGTCCTGTGTTTCTTGGTCTACATTAGTAAATAATTGTGCAATGCCTAGACCAAATTCCTTGTTTCTAAAAGCATCTTTGACTGTAGGAGACAAATCAGCAAGGGCTACACGTTGTAAAACCCACTTATTTGTTTGACCCCAGTTTGCAGCAAGAGTGTTGTAATCCATTAAGCCGTCAGACACTACCTGATTGATAGCTTCTGCTTCGTCTAATGGGTGCATACCTTCTCGTAGCATATTAGCCATAGCACCAACTTCTGTGGCGTTGTCTTCTATTAGCTTACATTCTATTTCTACGTTTGAAGATTTGCCGTGTATAGCAAACAAAGCTTCTAAACGTCTGTTGCCATCAATGACATTAAAGCCAGTGCCGTTTTTTTGAACAACAAGGTTATGCAATAAGTCTCTTGATTTGATTGAGGCGATAAGCTTGTCTAAGTTGTCAGCTTTTACAACCCTGACATTGGTTGGATTATGTTTTAGTTGATTTAACTGTATAAGCAATTTAAACTCCTATAGTTGACGTTGACAAGGAGAGGGAGTTAGTAATGTTCCACCCTCTCCCCTTTATTTAAGCCGATGGGGTAACTAATTTCGGCTTGTTTACAGCTTTTTCAATCAGCTTTTGTAAACCCTTTTGAATAGGAGTTATGGTCTTTAATGGCTCATCTGCCATAGACACACCGATTGATTCAGATGTTTCGTGATGTTGAAAATCATCAATACCAGCTTCTATACAATACTGTTTAATAGATTGTATATCAGCATTAGACATACTTTTTGATGAACTTTGATTTATACTTATATAATGAGATTCAACTTTTTCTATTGTAATATCAGGGCTAAAAAACATACCAGCAAACTCTATTAGCTTGGTATGATTGTCTGATGATATGATATAGTTAGAGTTATCTATTTTTAATCTGATATCCATTTATCTCTCCATAATTTTATCAGTTATATATTTTGACGTGAAAGCCACTGCAAGCCACAGAGGAGCTGCAACAACAGACACAACTAGAGTTGGATTGATACCGACACCCATCAGTAATATTAGTACGATTGCTGATGATATTAAATGCACAGTACAAAACCAACCTAACCAGTTGGCTTTTCTTGTCAGAGGCTTGATTGTTTTAATTTTTTCCCACATTATGCTATAATCCTATGTGCTTCGATTGCTTCATTATGATATTGGCTGAGTGTTTTATTGGCTTTGAAATGCCTATCTCTTTCAACACCTAATCCAAATGGTGGGAACTTGATTGACTCTAATTCGTCCAAAGACACATAGCCTAGTTCTGGATAACCTTGACCTAGATCACATAAACCAAATAACCATGCTGGTGCTTTTGGTTCGTCATAACCCATTTCTGTGATAAGCCATGTGCAAGCACCACCACCAAAGAATTTAACTACAGGTTTGTGGTCTTTATCTCTGTTAGCAGGCTCTGAATTACGCAACAGCTTTGTTTTGATTTCTTTTGTTAGTAATCGCATCGGTTTTCTTATTAACTGCATTGGTTTCCTCCTCATGTCGTTTTAATGCTTCTTCTTCGTGTAGATTGGCTATGCCATCTTCTAAATCTCTTTTGGCTTTTGCTTCATGAGCCTTGACTACGGCAATCATTTCTTCTTCTGATATAATTCTCAATTTTGGTCCCCTATCGTTTAGTTGAATGGCTTTTTCATATCTTTTAGTAAGGCTCTTTTTCATTGGCTTTCTCCAAGTATTTAATTAAAAAGTCTATGTTTTGTTTGGCTTTTTGTAGGTCTTCTAGACCATTCTTGTCTTTGTAACGAAGGACGTATTTAATAATGTTGCCCTGGGCAAAGTCCAATTCGTTAGCTTGTATAAAGTCTATGGGTTGTATTTTGTATTTTGAGTAATGTTGAGGCGATATTTTGCTATTTGTCATTTGAAACCTTTGTAAAAATGGGGAGGGATTTCTAACGCAGATGGTGTCCTCCCTCCCTATATGACGGAAGTAGATAATCTTATGCCGAGACTACCTACTCCCTTTCCGTCTAACGGCAATTAGATTAGAACGGAATCTCATCGTCATCTTTGACATCTACCTTTGGAGAAGCAGTTGCTTGACCATCTGTAGAGTCTTTTGAGTTGAGAAGTCTGAAGGTGGAAGACATACCAGCTAACTTGATTTTGAAAGCTGATCTTTTCTCACCATCTTTTTCATATGATTCATTAATAGGCATACCTTGTACGAATACAGTTGTGCCTTGCTTTGCATATGGCTCAATAACATTGGTAACTAAACCCTTGCCGTTTTTGCCGTCCCAAGCTTCACATCTGTACCAGTGAGTCGTTTCTTTCTTCTCACCTGATTTAGTTGTGTAGTTCTCGTTGACTGCAACGGAAAAGTTAGCAACTTTAGTGTCACCGACTGTCTTAATTTCAGGTTGTTGTCCTATGTTACCTGAGACCATGATTTGTGCTAAGTTCATCTGTTTCTCCTTTACGTTATAGATGATTAATGAAATGGGATTTAGCTTTGTCCCAATGCAAATAACCCTTGGCTTTTTTTAAACCAAAGGCTATTCACATTACTGAATCTGAGGCAGTGTCTACTGTTAAGACTTACATTCTTCGCAATGAGAAATGCTAGACTTAGAATATCTCAGAATCAATCTCCTTTTCTGTTGTAAAATTGTAGGCATCAGGTATGTTACCTACAGTTGCAGTATTGCCACAGGGTCGACCTATCTGTAACTGCATCAGGATTAAGACTATCTGGGGGGAACATTAACCCATCTAATCTTAAAACCATCTCTCTTTGGCTTTTCGTAACCTATTGTGCGTTTAAGAATGAATAGTACGATAGAAATAATAGCTCCACCTAGGATTCCAGCCATCATTCCTGCAAATGTACCAGCAAACATGATAATCAATGCGATTGAGGCACCAATGTCCACGAGTATGTCAAAGCAGAGAACTCTTTTGATATTTAATTTAGCAAGTAAAAATAATACGGCAGTAGCTGATGCTATTCCTGCAATGATGTAGAAGAACATGGTAAACTCCATCTTTTTTCATAAGCTTTAATTTGATTGCTAAGACTAATCATTTCTTCCTGATCGCCTGACTCATAAGCTATATCAAAGAAGTAATGTAATTGACTGTATTCATGTAAAGTTTGTGTTGAATGTGTTTGAGGCATTTTAATCTCCTTGTTTTCTAATTATCACTTTGGCTTTTTGACGAACCTTTGCCTTAGCCACTTTTTTTAATGATTTTTCCCAGGATCTAGATGTACTATGAATCTTACCTCTACCTTTGTTACCTTTAGACATGACAACTCCTTCTGAGGCGATAGTTAGCTTTTGTGGAAAGCCAAAAGGGAAACGGATAAATAAAAAAGGGAGAGCCGAAGCCCTCCCCCTATTGATGTTATTCTAGATGTTCGGGCATTTCGATGATGCCGTCTTGGTTGCTTAGATCAAGCATTAAATCTTCCACAAAGTCTTCTGACTGTGCAAGATGAGGTGTATCTGCCTGATATTCTGAAAAGTATTTGTCAAATGAAGCACGACTGTTCATGTAAGTGTCCATCGTAAGTTTTTTGTTACGATTTTGCATACGTTTGACTTTTGCAAACTCACCAAGCTTAGTGTATTTACCAAAATTCATACCCGTAGAACCCTGAACTCTAGGTCTAAAGTGAGTAAGTAGAAGATGGAAAGCATGATTAAGAGAAGCATATTGCTGACGCATCTGTGCTATCTTCTCATCAAGATCGTCAAGTTTGTTGCCAGTAATCTCAATGCCAACGTGTTGACGTAATTTGATCTGTCTGTCACGAAGCATTGTTTCTGCTTTGTCATGAACTGAATCACGCATTTTCTCAAACATACGTGGTATCTGATCTCCAAGTTTGGCTTTGATGATAACCTCATTACCATCTTCAAACATTTCAGCAAGTTCTAATGCCTTAGTTATAAAACGTAATTCCCAATCATCTGTATAAGTTGACTTAGGTTTAAGTTCTGAAGCAATAGCGTCAAGTTGCTCTGTAGTCATAGCATCAAGCTCTTTACGTGCCTGAATCTGATCAGGTGTCTGATGTTGTCGTTTCCATTCGTCAAGTGCAACAGATGGGTTAGTTAAGTTAGGATTAGCAGATGTCTTACGAAGTTGGTCTGCATTGTCTTTAGATATTGTAATATATTGTACCATTGTAATGTTCCTTTCATGGTATTAAGGGGATATATAAATTATACCCCCATTGATTTGGCTTTACTTAGTTCATGTCGTGCTTGATTGTTAACAATTCTTGGTAACGCTGTGTGTCACCAGACTCCCAAGCTGATTGTAAGTCCCAATCACTCTGTGAGAAATGTTGTGGTGTTTGTCTAAATGGCATACGTATGTCACTTACACCATGTGATGTAATGTCATCGTAATACTGTAGTGATACTGTATCTTCTAAAGCTTGAAGATCAGTTGGTTGGCTTTTGTTAAATAAGTCTAATTGTTTATACATTGTAATGTTCCTTTCTGTATAAAGTTAAGCGTTGGCTTTGTTGTTAAATTTGTCAGTAAGTTCTGACCATATGAAATTAGGAAGGTAGAATAAGTCGTTAAGCACCTCCGTAATAAACTTGCAAGCCATGGCAAGTATTCCACCGACACCACACACAACTGCGATGAAAAGTGCGAATGTGAATAAGATTATAAGTCCGATAATTGTCTGTAATTGTTGTAATTTAGTCATGTTAATCTCCTATAATGACATTAAGTTAAACAGCACTGCCTACTGGGTTATGTACTGCTCTGATGCAGTAACCGTTTCATGCTTGGGAAACCCCCTTGATAAATTCCGTGTAAGCCCAGTTTTTCTGCTTAGAAAAAGTTCATCTTGGCTTACTAGGAAGAATGAGCAAATGGGGAGAGGGATATCCAGCACAACATAACAAGACCATTTGAGAAGGGGTTGTAGAGCATGGTATCTCTCTTCGAAGAAAGAGCAGTGCAGAACCTAGTAGTAGTAGTAGTCCTGTTCTTAGAAAGTGGGACACGGTTTTGACCTGACGTAAGTCAGACAAAATTCTTACGAACAGAAAACTTTGTACTTTTCTTTTGCAAAGTTTTACGATTGAATCATGGCTCGATGCCATGATGATATCGTGTTATACAATCATAGGTACGTAGCCATGAGTAAAGAACATAATAGTGCCATGAAGCACTTATGTTCTGCATCGAATTCACTTATTCTGACTTCGATACTTCGAGGGGCAGAATAAGGCTAACGATTTGCAAATCGTAATATTAAGGTCACTTAAGCCCCTGCTAGGGAATGTAATGAAAAGGCTTACCCCAGATCGTTACCCGAATGGGACGACACACCTTAGTGTCGGTGAACTTAGGAACTCGTTCCTTAGTGAATAGAGCTGGATTAAGGTACTAATAACAATGACTTAGGAATGTGAATAGACAGTATTATAGAGTGTATGGTTATCCTCTCGTAGAGCAACAATAAGAGACCTACAATGAAAGCTAATTCTACACAACAAGATAAGTATAAGGGTTCGGTTGTGCCAATGGGTGAGATACAAACGAACAGTCAAACATTACTACCACAACATAGCAAAGTAACAGAAGCACAAGCTGATCTGGTACACGCAATGTTGCATGATGGTTGCAACCCCACAGAAGGGGCTAAGAGACTAGGTAGGAACAAGGCATGGGCATATATAACCCTTAATAAGCCTCATGTTGTAGAGTATAGACAACAGTTAGCAATGAGTTGTTTGGGTTGGGACGCAACACAAGCACTAGCAACTATGAGAGACTTGCTGAGTAGTAAGTCAGCACACGTAAGGTTAGAAGCCTCTAGGGATTTAATGGACAGAGCTGGACTAAGGGTTGACGCACCTAAGGTTGCGAACACAGCAGTACAGATTAACTTCAATGTTGATTAGGGGTCCCATGGATAGATTGCGTATATATAACAGTGCCTTAAAATATAGGATCGCTACTCTATAACGGGTAAAACACACTCATGATTTATTGTGAAAAGACAAACTCTCAAAAAAAATTTTATATAAATAAAGCCAAAAACACAAGGAGATAAATATGGGTGGTAGTTCAGATTCAGGTCCATCAGATGCAGACTTTGGAAGGGCTCATGGTGGTGCAGTAGGAAAAGATCCTAATTCAAACACAGGTAGAGATAGCAGAAATGCTAGAGCCAAAAGCAGAAAAAATACTTTTCAAAATTACCAAAAGCAAAGAGATGCTGCTAAAAAAGGTATTGATGTAACTATAACTGCAAAAGAAGCAAATGCAGTAAGAGGCAATGCAAGTATTGCTATGGACTTTGATAGGAAAGCTAAAGAGTCTAAAGTCAATATTCCTGGGACAACAGGTATAGCATTAAACACAGTACAAAGTATAAATTACAGTAACATTGCTGCAGGACTCAGAGGTGGTGGTTATGCCGTAACTAATTCTAAAGATGGTAGTGTTCAAGGTGTTGTTAATGACGGGAGATATTCAGGTAACTTAGGCTTTAGTCCTATAGGTAGATCAAAAGGTGCAAATTTTAATACTGCGACTAACCAGTATTCAGTAGATCAAGCACAAGAACCTTCTGGAGAAAATGACAGTCAGCAGACTAATAACACACCTAGTAGGACACAAACTACGGCAATAGATAAAACAGATAGCACAACATCATTGAGTACGGCATCTAGGAGAGCTTTAATATCTGGTGGTGGTGGTGGAGCTTATAGA